CAAATCAAGTGGATCAAGTGGAAGTAGCGGTACAACCGGTGCAACTACAACAGTTGGAAGTAGTGGATCAAGTGGAAGTAGCGGTGCAACTGGAAGTAGTGGATCAAGCGGTAGCAGTGGTACAAGTGGTACAAGTAGTACTGACAAATCAAGTGGATCAAGTGGAAGTAGCGGTACAACCGGTGCAACTACGACTGCCGGTGGTTCACAACCAAGTGGAAGTAGCGGTACAAGTGGAAGTAGTGGAACAAGCGGTAGCAGTGGTACAAGTGGCGGATCTGGAAGTAGTGGTACAAGCGGAGCGGCTGGTAGTAGTGGTACAACAGGTACAAGTGGATTAAGCACAGCCGCGGGTACATCTGGTATATCAGGAACCAGTGGTGGTGGTACAGTTGGTAATTTTACTCTTAGTCCAAATTATTTGATTAAAAATACAGGTGCAGCTATAGTTGACAACGTTGCTTTTCTTACTGTAACAAACACTTCGCCTACTGGAACTTTAACTGTAGCTGGTACAGTGAGTGCTACTACATTAACTGAAACTTCTACGAAAGAATCTAAGACTGATATTAGACCGTTAGTACCTCCTCATTTGTCTAAGTTGATGCAATTGACACCTGTATATTTTAAGTATAAAAATACTGGAGATGAGTCTATTGGATTTATAGCTGAAGAGATGTTGAAAATATATCCTGAATTTGTTAGTTATAATTCAGATGGTAAAATTGATGGTATTAATTATACTAAACTGACAGCTGTATTGGTACAGGGTATTAAAGAGTTGGTTACTATTGTTGATAAACAACAGAATCAAATTGATATAATAAATAAGAAATTGGGGTTATAATATATTTATTGATGTATGGCAACGTTACAAGCAACAAAGATTACATCTTCTTTACAGGTTGATCAAAATACGTATATTAAATTGGGTAATGCGTATATTAGTTCTGGCGGACCATATGCTCATCTTGGTCAAAATAGTTATTTTAACGGAAGTGCATGGATTCTCGGAGGACCATCATTGCAATTGTTAGCCGGACCCACATTTAATTTCATAGCAAATACGACTTCATTTCCGCAGCCGCTTATAATGACAAGTACATTAGTTACAGTTGCGTCAACATCAACGTCTTTTATAACAAGTGGAGGTAATGGTAATACTAACAGTGCAGTAGGAATTGGAGCGGCTGCTTCAACAGTCTCTACAGACGGCAAATTACTGATCAATTCAGGAGGCACAACTAAACCAGTATTAGAAGCGGTTAATTGTGCAGGTGATGCTAAAACAAATTCACATTCAACTTTTAAAGGATGGTTAGCTGTAAAAATAGGTAGTAACGTTGGTGCGTCTGCGGCAACAACAGGTACTTGGTATATACAACTATGGTCTTAATACAATTATATGGCAACATTACGAGCAACAACAGTCGCAACATCCTTGGATGTTGAATTTAATAAATACGCACGATTAGGGGATGCATATGTTAGTTCGGGTGGTTCACTTGCTAATTTTGGTTTTGGTTGTTATTTTACCACAACGTGGACTGGTACAGGTCCTGCTTTACAGTTGGATTCTACTGCTTTTAAATTCTTAAATGTAACTGGACCCAGTACAACGACTACAATTTTTTCTATAACAAATACGTTGACCACGGTTTCATCAACATCAACATCTTTTATAACAGGTAGTGGTAATAATACTACTAACAGTACGGTAGGAATTGGAGAAGCCGCTGGTACGGATGCCGCAGATGGTAAATTAAAAATTAATGCCGGCGGCACCGGCAAACCATTTTTAGAAGTTACTAACTGTGCCGGAGATTCTGCGTCGGCTACAAAAACGGTTCGTAGAGGGTGGTTAGCTATAAAAATAGGAAGTAGTGTAGGTGCAACGGCGGTAACTGCAGGTACGTATTATATAGAGTTATTTAACGCAACATAATATATTTATTATTATATGGCAAATTTACAAGCAACAACGGTTGCAACATCATTAACTATAGATACAAATACGTATATGAAATTAGGCAGATCGTTTTTTAGTTCAGGTGGTTCACTTGCTAATTTTGCTTATAATGCGTATTATAATGGCAGTTGGAGTGCTATAGGTACGGCTTTGCAAGTAGATACGTCTGCTTTTAAATTTATAGATATCGGAGCGAGTGGTAACACTACGTATTTAACGTCAACAACATCATTAACAACTATTGCTACGACATCTACTACATTTGGATCCGGTATTACTAATACGGTAGGAATTGGAGCAGCTGCGGGTGCGGCTACTACAGATGGTAAATTATTAATTAATGCCGGCGGCACCGGCAAACCTATTATAGAAGTTACTAATTGTGCGGGTAATGGATCTACCAACAGTGCATTTTATAGCAGTTTTAAAGGATGGTTAGCTGTAAAAATTAATTCATCCGTCGGCGCATCTGCTGCCGATGTCGGTACTTGGTATGTAAAATTGTGGGGATAATTTATGAATAATATTGATTTTAAAATTCTAAGATATGCGGACCATTTGTATCGTGGTGAACCCGCTAAAATAATTGGTTTTAGTGTAATTAAAACGGATGATCCGTCTATGTCTGTGTATCACGAAGTTGTTTTAACTTCGTCGGTATCAGCGTCACAATTTGTGGGAAAATCAACAGAAGGTTGTGTGGATGCAGCGTTTTATTTATTAAGTTCGTCTTTAGCTAAATCTGCAAATGAACTGCTTAAGACGCCTTCAGTTATAGGCAGTTTTTACATACCAAATTGAAAAATTTAACGTTAACTTCAAATTATAATTTTGTTTCTGGGTACGGTGAGCTATTGTCTACAATTTTGACTGAGTTGCCTTTATGTGATTATAATGTTGTACCAAGATCCTATAGTCCTATATATGACAAATATATTAAATTTTTTGACAAACCGTTTGTTTACGACAATCGAATGGTAGATTTGTGTTTGTTGAACATGAATAATTTGATTGGTAATGAAAACGTTTTGACACATTTAAAATTTGACAGGCCGCGAATTTTGTTAACCATGTGGGAGTGTACTAAAATTAATGATTTAATTGTTGAAATACTTAACAAATTCGTGCATATAATTGTGCCTAATAATTATATTAAATCAAATTTAATAAATCAGGGATTGAATACTAAAATAGATGTTGTTCCATTGTTTTGTGACACTGATTTTTTTGTGTATAATGAACATATTATTAAAGATAAATTTGTGTTTGGAATATCAAACGAAGATCCACGAAAGAATTTAAATAGGGTCGTTAGATGTTTTCTTAAAACTTTTAAAAATGTTGAAAATGTTGAGTTACAAATTAAAACGTGCACTCCATTAGGTTCTAAAATTTCAGATTCTAAATTGAAGTACTTGAATCAGTATTATACCAAATCCGAATTAAGAGACTGGTATTATAATTTGGATGTTTACGTAAGCGGGGCTACATGTGAAGGGTGGGGAATGATGCAACAAGAAAGTTTGTGTTGTGGTCGGCCAATTATATATACAAATTATGGCGGATTGAGTGAATTTGTATCAAATGAAGCTTCGTTTGAGATTGGCTACGATGAGGTGTATAGTACAGGTTGTTGGGGCGGATATGGTGGTAAATGGTCTGAATTTAAAGAAAATGACATGTCGAGTACAATGTTATTTTGTTATAATAATATCAATGAGGTAAAAATTAAAGGCAAACAGGCTAGTGTCGGCGTTCAAAAATTTAATAAAAATAATTTTATAAAAAATCTAAACAAAATATTGAATTACTATATATAATTGTTATGCAAAACAATATAATATCATCCAAACCATTATTTGAATTTTCGGAGTTAGAACTCAAAGCTATTGGCTTTGAACACTACGAACATATAAAAAATTACGAGAATAGTTTAAATTTGATTAGAACCGAATTACATAGAAGACTTAATTCTCATGTGGTAACTACGGTTACTAATAACGATTTACAAAATAAAACAAGTTAAGTACTTGACTTACTGAATTATACAAAGTATAAGTATAGCAAGCGCTTTAGTTGCTTATTGAACTTTAAATAATTAAATGCTTATATAAAGTTATTATTTAAAGTGCTTATAATGCTTATATTTATTATAAATGATTAGTAACAATTACAAAATATATGTGGATATGGATGGTGTGCTTAGTGATTGGGAAGCTCAATTTAAGCGCTATAGTGGTGGAATACCTGTAGCTACTTATGATAGTTTATATGGCAAGAAGAATCGTTATAAGTTAGTAAATAAAAATAGTCCTAACTATTATGCTAATATGCCATGGATGAAAGATGGTAAGTTGCTTTATAACTTTGTCAATAGTTTTCCAAATGTAGAAATATTAAGTCATGCACCTGATGCTAAATCAAAAGTTGGTAAACAACAATGGCTTACAGATAAAGGTATAACATTTGAAGCGAACTTAGTGTCTAATAGAAAAGATAAATCTAAATTTGCAACTCCTGATAGTATTTTGATTGATGACCGTGAAGATGTCGTGAATGATTTTATAAATGCCGGTGGTAAAGCAATTCTTCATACTGATTCCATTAATACTATAAATCAATTAAAAGAAATACTTGGAATCAAAGAAAAGCATAGAATTTATAATAGCATACTAAATCCAGCGATATGGTCTACTGAAGATAGTATTAAACCCGAAGTATTAAATTCACTTTTGAAGGTTGCTAATACATTTTATAAAGATACTGAATTGACTGCTCCATTGGAAGATATATATTTTCTTGGTAGTACTGCGGGATATAATTGGACTCCGACCAGCGACATAGATTTACACTTGGTGGTAGATTTTGATAAGATAGGAGATGACGAGGAATTAGTAAAACAGTATGTTGATGGGTTGAAAAGTAAGTGGAATCAATCACATGATATTAAGATAGGCAATCATCCTGTTGAGGTTTATATTCAAGATAAAAAAGAAGTTAATAAAAGTCAAGCTGTGTATAGTTTGATGAAAAATACTTGGATAAAAAAGCCAAAACACGAAGATATTGAAGTGGATAAAGAAGCTATTAAGAAGAAGTACAAACAGCTTGTGGAGTCAATTAATGCGGCTATACAAGAACAAGATATTGACAAAATAAAGAAGTTAATTAAACGCATATATGATATGCGTCAAGCTGGTTTGGATAAGAGTGGGGAATATAGTACCGAGAACTTAGTGTTTAAACTTTTAAGATCAACTGGGTATATAAACAAACTAAGAGATACAGTTACGCAATTAACTGACAAAGAATTATCCAAAATATAAAAAACTTTGTATAAAATCAATTTTTTTAATATTTATATCTAGAACATAATAAGGTATAATTTATGGCAGAACTACTAAATCCAAACGAAATTTTTGCAACAGCATTTGAACCAAAAGTTAAAAATAGGTTCATCTTGTACGCTGATGGCATTCCATCTTTCATCATCAAGAAAACTGATAGACCAAAATTGAGTCAAACAGCAAAAGAACTTGACCACATCAACATTCGTACCTTCTATAAAGGTAAGAGTATTTGGCAAACAATGGCGATGGAACTGTATGATCCAATTGTACCAAGTGGTGCTCAAGCTGTAATGGAATGGGTACGGTTACACCATGAATCTGTTACCGGTCGTGATGGTTACCAAGACTTCTATAAGAAGGATTTGACTGTCAATGTTCTAGGTCCGGTAGGCGACAAAGTAGAAGAGTGGAGTCTACGTGGATGCTTTATCACTGAAGCTAGCTTTGGTGAAATGGACTGGAGTGACGATGGTAGTGCTTTAACAATTAGTTTGACTATTCAACCAGACTATTGCGTGCTTCAATATTAATTTAACCTTATTAAAAAGAACCCCAGCAGAAACGCTGGGGTTTTTCTATTTATTACTATATGGATTTAGGCAAGAAAACATTTGTAATATACCCAGGCAGATTTCATCCTTTTCATAAAGGACATAAAGGGGTTTACAATTATCTAAGCAGCAAATACGGTGGCAAAGATGTTTATATAACAACAACTGATGTAGTTGAATTGCCTAAATCACCATTTAGTTTTGACGAAAAAGTCAAAATGATGACTTTGACTGGGGTACCTTTAAACAAAATAATTAAAGTAAAAAACAATTATAACCTACAAAGTTTAGTTGGTCAAATTCCTATTGATATTAATCGTGATAGTATTATATTTGCGGTTAGTGAAAAGGATATGGCTGAAGATCCAAGATTTAGTAGATTCACCAAAAAAGATGGTTCTCCAGCTTACTTACAGCCAATTCCCAAGAATTTAGATAAACTACAACCCGCTATAACTCACGGGTATATTGACACTGTACCAACCACGGATTTTACAGTATTGGGTAAACCGGCTAGAAGTGCTAGTGAATTAAGATCTCAATATGCTAAATTAAATCCTCAACAAAGAAAGTCTTTTATTACAGATTTGTTTGGTAAGTATGACGACGGTGTATATAACATTATGAATAACAAATTAGCATCTGGTGGAAGTTTAACAGAAAAGCAAAAGAGTATATTAAAGAAATTGATTGTGGGTATGATGAAAGAGGATGAGTCCAAAGTCAAAAACATGAAGAAGTTGGCTGATATGGCTTTATACAAACAAAGACAGGCTGAAGAAGACGATGCTAATGAAAAGTTAGATTCAGCTGAAGCTCAACAAGATGCTGCAGTTTCGGATGAAGATAAAAAGAGAACCGATGATGCTGTTAAAAAAGCTAAAGATATGGTAAAACGTGCTAATCTTATGTCACAGGCAGCAAAACATCAAGTACAATCTATTTAAATATAATTACTAAAAAGTTATATAAAGTTCTATATATTGTTATAAAGTTATGAGTGACGAAATTTACATCCAACCCTTTATCAAAAGGTGTAGTTGAGATGAAATTTATGACTGCAAAAGAAGAAGATATTCTTACTAGTCCAAATTTGTTAAAAAAAGGATTAGCAGTTGATAAACTTCTTGAGTCACTTATAGTGGATAAGTCAATTAACTTGGATACATTATTATCAGGGGATAAAAATGCATTAATATTTGCTGCACGGCGTTTGGCGTATGGGGATAACTACGGTCCCCTTGACATTCAATGTCCTAAATGTACAACTAAAAATAAAGTAAATGTAGATCTTGCGCAAATTCAGAACAAATCGACAGAACCTGAACTAACCGTAGATGGTAACAATGAATTTACGTATACACTACCTGCAAGCAAGTTCGTGGTTACATTTAAACCATTAACTTCTGCTGACGAAAAATCGATTGAACGAGACAATCTAGCTCTATCTAAGATAAAAAAAGATTCTTCTAGTGAAGTTACCGGTAGACTTAGATATATGATTACCAGCATTAACGGTGAACGAGACAAAGGTAAGCTTAAAGCTTTGATTGAGAATTTATTTGCAAAAGACAGCCTATCTTTAAGACAACATATTAAGTCGGTTACCCCAGATATAGACAGTAGTTTTAACTTTGTATGTGAACAATGTACACATGAAGAAAGGGTAGCCGTACCAATCACGGCCCAATTTTTTTGGCCTGACACCGGAGTATAGACTCCAATTGCAAGAAATAATCTTTGATATGTGTTATTATGGAAACGGTGCGTTTTCGCCTATCATAGTTTACTCTTTGCCTATCTATTTAAGAAACTTTTATTACAAAAAGCTTATCGACGTTAAGACCAAAGAAAATGATGCTGCAAAAAAATCAAGTCAGTCTCCTCAACGTTCTAACAAAATAGATAAGCCAAGTTTTAAATAAACCGTATATTTATATAATATATGGCAGCAAATCCAAATAACGTAGATAATAGCATAAGTGACGCTATCAAGTCTCTAGAAAAATTACGTGGAAGTACACAGGCGTATGTGGAGACTTGGGATGATGTAGGTAAGAAGATTAAAAATGCATTTAATCCTATTATTAATATAAATAAAAGTATCGAAGAATCACAGAAAAGACAAATAGCTTTACAAGTTGAAATAACTAAGCTAGAAAAGAAGGTGAGACCAGGTGTTCTTGATAGCAATTCTTTAAAACTAAAAGGTGCAAAAGATCAATTAGCAAAAGAAAAATCCATTGAAGACAGCAAACACATACAGTCTCAATTGATAAAATTAACAATTGATGGTATTAAAATTTTATTGAAATATTATGATCGATATGATGTATTATTAAGCGAAAACGCTAAATTACAAGGCACATCAAAGGACGAAATACACAATCAATACAAAGCCGTACAAACTCTTAATAAATCAATTGATTCAAATAAATTATCTAATCAAGAAATTTTATCAACTGTTACTGCTATACGTAAAAATTACGACGCAATCGCTTCAGACGCGTTGATAAAAATTGCAGACGGCGCAGCTGCAATATCTCGGGCAACTGGTTTATCTGCGGATGAGTCTGCCAAATTTTATGAAACAATGGCTGAAATCGGAGGCACTAGTCTTCAGTCACAAAAAAATATGGAAGGAATTGCTAACTTGGCAGCAAAAGCGGCGGGAGTTCCTCTTGGTAAGTTAATAAAAGATGTTGCGAGTGCATCGACGGGTGTACGTTTAATTTTTAAAGGAAATACAACCGAACTTATTAAACAGGCAGCCGAACTCAGAAAGATAGGATCTAGTTTAGATAATGCTGCTAAATCCGCTGAAAGTCTTTTGAGTTTTGAATCGTCAATTGGTTCTGAATTAAAGTTAAGTGCTTTATTGGGGCAAAATATTAATTTTAATGAATCTCGTAGACTCTTTTTTGCTGGTAAAGTTGTAGAAGCAGAAAAGGCATTACAAAAAGAATTAGAAAGAGTCGGCGATTTAGATAAATTAAATTATTTTCAACGTAAAACTTTAGCAGAAGCAACAGGCAAAGACTTTTCAGAGTTACAAAAAATTCAAACACAGAAAAAGAGTCTTTTAGAAGCCGAACGTGAATTTCCGGAATTGGCAAAAGAAAGACTAAAAGCGGAAGATGATCTCGCTAAAGTACAAAAGTCGGCGTCTGAACAAAGAAAAGAAGAGCTTGCTTTGATTTTAAAAACGAAGATTGCAGAAACTCAGGTTAAACAAATAGAACAAGCTAGAGCCGAAATATTCTATAATTTTGGTCGTATACTGAAACCAATTGTAGATTCTATAACAAAAATAGAATTATCCGTATTGAGATTTATTGGATCTATTACAAGTGCGGGTAATGATACTGAAAAATTAGCGTATATTATTATGGGAAGTGTTACTGTAATGATTGGTGCGTTTTTCTTATTACAGAAAGGAGCTTCGGTCGCATTAAATGTTCTTTCTTCCGGTCTAGGAAATGCAGCTGCATCCGTTGGCACCGGAGTTGGAAACGGTTTGAGTAACGCTTCGCGTGGCATTAGTACATTCGGAAAGGTATTGGCTGGATTTCCTATGAGTGCAATTGGAAAACTAGCATTAATAATGGGAATTTTAACCGTGTCTGTTATCGGAATGGCATATGCCTTTAGTTTACTAGGAAACACCAGCGTTGGCCAAATACTTGCATTTTCAGCCGCTTTAGTAATATTAGGAACTTCATTAGCCATTGCCGGTGCATTATTGACCGGTCCACAAATTGTAGGCGTATATTTGTTTGCTGGTGCATTAGTAGTATTAGGAGTCGCTGCAATGGAGATGGGATTTGCTATGAAAATGGCAGGGCCGGCGTTAGAATCTATAGGTAAAACATTAAGTACATTGGCAAGTATCGTGGGTGGAGTAATTATAAAGGCATTTGATACCATGTTATCGGTATTTCAATCATTGCCGTCTGTTATAACAAGTGTAGCTACAAGTTTGGTAACAATATCAAATATTGGATTTGTAAAATTAACAGCTGCAGCTGCTGGGGTGACATCTTTATCGACCTCAATAAAGTCTTTGGGTGAAAATCTTATAAATTTTCCAATAAGTCAACTTACTAATATGGTTTCACAATTAACATTATTGAGTCAATCTGCAGATGGTTTGTCATTTGCTGTAAATTCTTTGAAAGACTTATCGGCCATGGATTTACCAAGTTTGGATATGAATCTAAAGGGCGCGGAAAGTTTATCAAAGTCAGCTGAATCTAAAGAAAAACAAACGAATGAACTAAAAGAAGGACTTGCGGTGGTTGCGCAAAAAATTGAATTATTAACATCATTAATGTCAAATGGAGGTATTGCTGTAAATCTAGATGGTCAACGTGTTAACGCTGCTTTATCAAAAGTATCTTATAGATCAGGCGGATTTGGTCAATCAACATCTCTAGCTTAATACTATTTATAATAAATGGCAAATAGTCAAACATATGTAGATGGGTTTACACCCGAAGGTACACAGGTAACCACTTTATCGGATGTACAAGGATCTGGCTTGCGATTACCAACGCCAACGGCGCAATATATTAACATTAGATCGCCTGGTAAAATAGAAAGACTATTTAGTGCCCAAGGCAATTCGAATGTACTATATACAACGAATAAACCCCAAGATTTATATCTTAAAGGTCCGGTAGCAAGTCAAATGTTTCAATATAGAAGTATTGAACAAGGACAACGAAATAAACTAACAACGGTATTTGAAGCTTCTCGTAGAGATGGTGATAGAGTAAGAAAATTTTTGGGAAGTTCAACTGGTACCAAGTTTATATTAAAACAACTTGTGTTACAAGGATTTCAACCACAAGATGAAACGAAAGTATACAATCCAGCATCGCCAATTATAGCTGCTTTAAGATTGGCTTCTTTTGGATTGATTGACAGACCAACGAGACATTTAGACACAAGTAATGTGGTTGGGGGATTGTTAGGTGCTAGTGGACTAGGAAGTATTGCTAGAACAGTTGGTGGATTATTCGGTGGTGGAGGACCAGCTGTTCCAGCTCCCCCAAGAAGTAGCGTAGCCAGTGAAGCTAGTGGTGGATTGGGATTGTCTACATTTACATCTTTGTTAGGTGGCGCCGACAGATCCGATCAAGTAGTTACAAAATTAGCAAGACCTGATGTTAGAGACTTATTAAGAGGACAAACTGCTACAAACGCTTACAATGCTCCCAGATACAGCAAATTAGTAGCTAGTGGTGGAGGTTCGTTTTTTAGTCGATTGTTAGGTGGCGTTGGTAAATTTTTACAAAACAACACTTTAATTGGTGGTATAATTCCACCAAAACAACCATGGAAATCTAAGTATCGTGCGGACGAACAATCATACGATTTGTACTTAAATGCGGGTGGACTTTTTCAAACCGATGATATAACTCCAACCAAAGATAATGGCAGTGGAATAATGAGTCAGATTGTATCTGGCCTTAAAAACGCAACTGGATTTGGTACGTCAACGAGTTTTTCTGGACAGAAAGTAAATCAAAGATTTTACCACGGATCTATCAATAAAACAGAACCGTACAGAAAAGATAAGTTTGTTAATAGAAAAGGCAATAAATCTGTATCTCCAGAAGACGTAGGTATATTAGAGTTTAACGGTGGAAATTCTAGTGCAAATAATATAGTTACTCGTAAACTAACAAGTTTAACGCAAGAAGGTTTAGATAGATACGGAAATCCGATAATAGAAGGTGTTAGTGGAAAACCAGCTACACAGTTAAAATATACAGATGTAGTAAAAGCAGATAGAACAAATGGTACTAACACAGAAAGAAGTGATCAGTTATTAAACTATAAAATATTAACTGCGGGTGCAAAAGATTTTGATGACACATTTGTCAATATTAACAATCAACCGATTAAAGATATTGCCACGAATTTGTCTGATAATTTAAATAAAATAATTAGTTACGGAAACAATTATGTTGCAACTCCTCGTATAAACAATGTTTCACCACAACAATTTGCGCAAGTTGATATAAAAAGTAAACAATTTAAGAATGACAAAATCGGATTCAATTATTTAGCCAACTTATCAAAGGAAACTGTATACACCAGTCGTTTTAACGAAAATCGAGGATTGCCAACTAGATTAGGTAAAAAAGATGGGGATAGATTCATACAACCAACAAATAATGTTGATTACGTAAATTCGTTAAACGTACTAAACGAAGAAGAATTCAAAACCCAGTATGGAGATGATTCTAAATACGGGTCATCTGGACCTGACATTGTAAAATTTTTCTTCTATGATATAGTAAACCAAAAATACATACCGTTTAGCGCAACTGTAAAAGGAATACAAGACTCCAATACAGCTGAATGGGAACCTGTAGAGTATCTCGGAAGACCTGATAAACTATATTACTACAAAGGATTTACAAGAGATGTCAGTTTCAATTTCGTAGTTAATGCACACAGTATAAAAGAACTATTACCTATGTGGACGCGAATTAATTATCTGGTCGGGTTAACTAGACCGTCTAATTACACATTAGGTGCGGCCGGAGGATTCATGGTACCTCCAATGGTTCAACTAACACTCGGTGATTTTTATAAGAACCATTTTGTAGTAATAAAATCTTGTAACGTAACAATACCAGACGATGCTTCTTGGGAAACACTTCCTGAAAAATCTTCTTATCCAAAAGATAATTGGTATTGGGGACCAGATCGTTCAATTACTTGGTCAGATGATACCAATATAATAAATCCAAGAGGAGATAAATCCGATTCACAAAATAGATTTGCTCAATTTCCAAGAACAGCAGAAATAAATGTACAAATGAATATTCTTGAAAAAGACAGACCAAAAACGGGTAGAGCTATTTGGGGAGATTCTCCTGTCAAAACTAATTTACAATATATAGATCTAAATAATCAATCTTATGTTGATATATTAACTGATAAATCATCTACAGATCTATCCAGAAATTCATTTTCACAGAACGTAAGAACCGATACATTAGTAGCTACCAGCCAATTCACAACATGAGATATCAATTTACACCGGTTGAAAAAAGATGGGATGGTAAAAACGTTTATACAACAACGTATTATCCAAGTATACCCGAGTCGCCTGACGATTTTTATGTCACCGTGAGTGAAAGTGATTACTTAGATAGTTTAGCTAAACAATACTATGGTGACGAAACATTGTGGTGGATAATTGCAAGAGCAAATAATTTGCCAGGATATAAATTGTCAGTTACCACGAACAAACAATTACGTATTCCTGGAAACATATCGGTAATAATGAATAGATTAAAAGAATTAAATTAATGTTATGAGTAGAGATATAGCAGATACAGCACCGAAGTGGTGGGAAATACAAAATGTTCCTACTGAATGCATAAAAGAATTAAGAAGACGTAGCAATTCCGTCAATATAGGATTTAACATTCCACAACCATATATTCCAAATTCTTCTTTTAATTTTGATGCAAATTACGATAAGTACAAGGGTCCAATGACTCCTTGGGTTAGAATATTTTCAAATAGTACCGGTAAATCAATTAATGGACTTGTACCTAGAAGCGCATATCTAGATAAGAATTATGTACAAAAAGATTATAATGGATTCGTATTAAAAGGCGGAGACGGATTCTATGACGCTTTTGGTTATGAACAAGGAAAACCACTAAATAGTAGATATGCAATTATAGGATATGAAGCCGACGGAACTCCACATTACATTGATAATATATATAGAAGTCAACTTGCTTATAACACAATTATAGATCCCAGATTTCCACAAAACAATCAAGTTTCATCAATCGTACCACCGCCGGGTATTGTATCTGTGAACGTAAAACAAAGCAAAGATTTATTAACATATGCTGATTTTGAGTTTAAATGTTTTGGACTAGCTCAATTGGAATATCTTACTCCGTTCTTTTTAACAGCCGGTATAAATTTAATAGTAGAATTTGGGTGGAATTTATTTAATCAAAAGTCTTTAATCAGTCTAAACGATTTAGATGAATGCTGGAAAGTTACTAACGAACCACAAACAGCATTGGATAGAGCTAATTTATCAAACGGTAATTATGGATGTGTTACTGGTATAGTTACAAAATATTCATTCAAAACACAAGATGGATTTGTGTACACTTGTAACGTTGAAATGATTTCAAGACAAGCATTGTATGCCGGTTTGAGAACCGAAAACAACACAACGGTCAAATTAAATTCAAATGACGATATAAATTTTGACAGAGAGTTTATTGATCTTAAAACTTTTGTTAGATTATATCTGACTGATATTAATGATGTAATACAACAACCACGAACCATATCAGGCAATCCTTATAGTACAGGTGTAACAAATGTCAAATCTAATTTCTTAAATTACATATTAGACAAGATCAACAAGAATAATGATACTAAAAAACAAAAAGATCAAAACGCACAACAAGAAGCTTTACAAAAAACGTTTGTAAGTGACATAAATACTTTGCAAAGTTTTAATAATCAGTATACTTTATTTTATGGCGGTAAAAGTGAAGACCGAGTATTTTGTGGCCGTAATTTTAAGAAAGCTTACGGTGCAGAAAAAAATCCTTCAAAAGATAATCCGGCAATATCATACGGTACCGTGAATACAAGTCCGCTGGACTTGACTACAAATACGAATATCGGCAAAGTAAATTACGATCAAATTTCATTCGCAGATAACAATTTAGATTTTGACGTAAAAGATGGTGCAGACGAAGTATGGTTACAGTTAGACTTCGTGTTTGAGGTATTTAACTTGTTTATGTCCAATTTAGGCACAAAACAATTTTATATTGATATAAATGATGTGATAGTTAATGCACATCCAAATTTAATATCATGTGATCAAAATGTACTTATACCAAATCCTGTTGCACCAAAAGTAAATATTGGAACTCCAAAATCAAAAATATCCGGTAAAGGTGGGTACTTAAAAGCTGAAAATGCTGAAACATTACAAACTATAAATACTTTTGGAGTAAACATAAATAGAGAAACCGGAGAGGCCACGGCAAGTAATTTTGCTTTATTTCCAAGTAACGAAACCACCGGTAATCAATTTTTAAATCAAATAGCTGATATAACAGTAAATAGAAATTCTAAAATAGAAGAAAAAATAAAATCAACACTTGAGTATTATAATTTAAGTGTAGAAGAAAGCTATTATTTAGCATGTAATGCCGCTAGAAACACTTTTAAAACAAGGGGTAGAGTGCGTGATGATTTGGATCGTGTAATCAATTATCTTTATTACAAATCAAACGCAAAAGGATCCGCTGCATTTCCATTTAAAGAAGATAAAACGATTGTGAGAAAAACAAAAAATGGTAGTGAAACTTCTGTAACTTATAAAAAATATTATTATGGTTATTTGAAACACATTTATATTAAAAAAAGCAAAATAATAGAACTTTGTAAGGCAGAAACAAAAGGTACTGATGCTTACAAAGATTTATTATCTTCGATATTAAATGTAGTAAACGAATCTGTAGGCAATTTTTGGAAATTTGAAATTGTACAAGGTGCAAGTGAAAATGGCAGATCCACTATATCTGTTGTAGATAAAAACACTATTAATTTTTCAATGTTGCAACAAATATACACGTTTGAGTTGGGTAGTACAAACAATGTGGTAAAAAATATAAATTTTGATGTAAGTTTAACCAACGAACAAACAACCAACGTTTTATTTAGCAATCAAAACAGTGCATTGGTATCACAAGATCCTAGAACATTGATACAAACCGCTAAAACCGTAACAGATTTAAATGCAACTATAACTACTTTAAACAATCTTCCGTTTTTAAAATTCGTTGATAGGCTTGACAAATATCAACTTGACAAATTGTACGAACAACAAAGTGGGTCTTTGGCAACATTAACACCTGGTGCTACGGCTGGAATTGAAAGTGAAAATAATGATATAGTTAATTTACAAGTATATGGTTCTAAAGAAAAAAATGGTGTGCTTTGTATGACATTTAAAAACATAGAAGGCAACGGTGATTTTGAAGACCCTCGGTTCAGAAATAACTATAAATATTTGTGTTTATCTTCGGGTATGAAAAGTAGATTAAGACAAATGTTAGATGACGGCGATTTTAAAAATAACACTGCTAAGTACAGCGGAGTTGCTGATAATTTCCAGGTGTCTATCACTCTTGACGGAATATTTTCATTTAGAAATCTACAATGTTTTGCGATCAGCAACTTGCCAAAACCATATGTTCCGGGCAACGTAATATTCCAAGTTTTGGAAGTGGAACATAGAATTGAATCAGGCAAATGGGAAACTGTTGTAAACGCTTTGGTAAGATGTGTAGGTACTTCAAAAATTGAATATGTAACTGTATGATATACGATACTCCACTTGCTACGAGAAATATTGTAGGATTGAATAACTATCAATATCTACAACCATCCACTTATTTACCTACAATTACACAAAAAGATTATGATGAAGGTTATATAAGTAGATTTTTTGCTGGGAGAATTAACTTTTTTGAAGTAATTGAAACCAACTACAAAGATTACAATATGATCGATTCCAATTATTTTACCAAAGTACAAATTAACTGGAAAATAACAGGTGTTGAGTTTAATGTATATAATGGCAAAATGTTAGAAACTGTAGGTGTAGTTAATTACAACAAGTACCGTATACTAGAGGCACAAAAAGTAATACCTAAGATAGATCTTATATTAAATAACCCAAAACAATTTTGGCGAGGTTACTAGTTGACAAATAAAAGTTTTATTGTATAGTTAAGATGTGAGGTATTCATCTAAAATCTACTTAAAGTTAATAACCAGAGATAATAATTGCCATAATAAATGTGGAGATGTTATCGCTGCATTTATTTATGATTTTGGTACCGAGAAGAAACACTATTACAACTTTGGTCATTCTGATCTTGTAGTTGACTCTACTTTTAATGATATCAAAGATGAGATAGAAAATCGTAAATATAAGGTGTATGTAAAAAACAAGAAGGCATACAAGTATTGGATTGATTGTAATTTTGTAGATGTAAACCTTTTTGGTTTTATTGAAAACAATGAAACTCTAGATGATATTAGTTCGACTTGCAAAGATTATATTCAGAACAATTATCATACCGTCAAAGACTTTAACTTGATTGTGCCATTTGTTAAACATCAAGAATGTTTTGATGAAGAAGTTCAACAAATAGCTCATTTAAATGAAAAAGAAACGGATACATACTGTTTTAAGTTCTTCAATGATGTAATCACAAACACTTTGTATGATGTTGAAAAAAACGGTTTAAAGATCGATACTTCGTTGTTTAAACAACACTTTAAGGCACGTACATACGACGATTATGTATACACGAATTATAACATCTACAATCCAACTGGAAGACCCAGCAATTCTTATGACAACGTAAATTACGTTGCTTTGAAGAAAGACGATGGGTGTAGAGCTAGCTTTGTATCAAGATACGTCAACGACGGTCATTTGATGATGATCGATTTTACGGGGTTTCATCCATACATTGTAGCTAATTTAGTGGATTATAAGGTTCCTGAAGAAGAAACTATCTATGAACATCTGGCTAAACAGTATTATAATACCGATTCTGTTGCGCCTGAGTTGCTTAGTAAAGCTAAGAAACTTACGATGGTCAATTTATACGGACAGATAAGTGATGCTTATATAGACATTGAATATTTTAAAAAGACGGAAGAACTTAAAAACAAGTATTGGGATAAATTTACTAACAAAGGTTACGTAACAACTCCTATCTATAAACGTAAGATTACAGATAAACATATTTTGGGTGCAAATAAGAACAAATTGTTTGCTTATATTATTCAGGCAGCTGAAACCGAATATGGTATTGACAGTTTGAGTAAGTGTATTAAGTTTGTTAGCAACAAGAAAATTGTGCCAATACTGTATGTATATGATTCAATTGTATTTGACATTCATAATGATGTTGATCAACAAGATATAGTTGATTTGATTGAAATATTCAAGAATAAACGGTTCAAAGTAAAGACTTATGTGGGAAATAATTATAATGATTTGAAATTAGTCCAGATGTAAATATATTTATAAGTATATTTATAAAGGATGAACTTTAAATCACTAATTAACGATATTTGTTGTGACGGCCGTATTAAGGATGGTATTTTTGATTTTCAAAATCAAGAACACGTTTTTGTATTACAAGAATATCTTGAAAAGACCGGTTGTGATGTTAATTATGTAGTCGAGAAAACAGCGAACTTATTTGAAGCGGGTAGATTTCCTGAAAGACAAGCATATAACAAGGACGGTATCCTTGTAACATTTCCAAGCAAAGAATATAAAGATCGTGCTGTAAATAAAGGTACACACTTTGCTGAAAATCCTAAAAAGTCAGATGCAAATATATTCACAACTCCTCCACCTGATGTAAAAGCCGGTGGTAGTGAGGATTCTATATACAACGCTGATGTAGAAAAGCCAAAAGATGTATCTATTGATCAAGAACTTTCTGATAAGAATGTAGATACACAAAAAGATGATAGAACTCCAAATGAAAAACAAGTAGATTCTAAGGGTGTAGAAGCTATATTGATTGGACAAACTCCTTTAGTAAATTATAGTGTAGACGAAGCTAAAAAGTGTGGCTTTTACAATAAAGGGTTCAATTGGTATAATACAGAGGGTGAATTTATTGGAGAACAAATATTCGACGAAAAAAATGGCAAAACGATAATTCGTCCATTAATTGGAGAAGTCCGTACAAAAGAAGATAATGTTAATGTTGATATTTTAAGAAAATTGGGATTGGAAAGATTTACAGATGAGGAAATAATTAACAATGCAAATCAAAATGTATCTTCTGTAACAATTTCTCCTGGTAGTAACAATAAATACGGTCTTACAACTCCAATAAACTATATTGGTTTGGAAAACATATTAAAAAAAGAAGGCAAACTTGTAATTACATATTCGGGCACCGTTAAAAAAATAAGAACAGATTCAAACATAAGAATAGCTGAGTGGTCTAATGCTAAATCTATTTCGAGTGCCGATTTTAAAAGAGCGATAATGGTATATCAATTTTATATTAATAATAATGATAAGGTAGAATTGATAGCTAAACAAGCCCGTGGTATAGGTTATGAACAAATGCAAGTTCAAAATCTAAATAATTGGTTTATAAAAAATGAGATTAACGTACCGATGAGACTTTACATCTCCGATGAGTTACATGAATTTAGAGATACAGGTGTCAGTGTAAATGGTGCCGAAAAATTAAGAGGCACTGGTAAAGCAGACTTAGCACTGACAGAAAATTCTACAGCAAAATTTTGGATATCTTATAAACACGGTAATTATTGGTCAGAAGAAGGATCTGCAAAAACTTTATCATCCGTTCCATTTCAACAATATGGAAGTATAAAAACTTTACATAGTAAACTTGGTAGTGAAAAAGGTAAATGGGCTGAGATCATATCAAACTTTTTAAGTAAACTCACTGAGACTCTACCGTCTGATTCAAAAACTACAATTCGTGCGGGTTATTCATTAGACGTTGATAACAAACAACGGAAAGTTAAAACCAACGATACAAATGTATTATTTTCTCAACAAGAAGTTAATTTGATAAGCGCAAACGCTTCATCTGTACAGACAGTTTTTAAAAACAATCCTGGTTTAGACAAAGAATTATATTTTTTACCAAGAGGATTTTCAGTTTGGATGGACATGTTAGATGGTACCGAAGAATCCAAACAAATTGCTGGAATGACAATATATGGATTAGATTTTAAACTCAATTCTACAAATTACGGACCAGAAAATGTACAATGCTTAATTCAAACCAATGAAATTTTAGATGTTGAATTTCACACGAATCAAGAAGAAGACCCAAATGGAATAAAAATTTCCACTGATAAAAGAGGACACATCTTATTCAATCCCAATCTTCCGGCTCCAAAAAACGCTGAGGATCCAATTTTACAATATCGACCTGTAATATACGCACGTTTTACTGAAGAAGAAAATTTTTCTTATACCAAAAAGGGTAAAGTTATATTGTTATTAGGATGTAGAATATTAGTAATGCCTTACGGTAAATTATCAGGTACATCAATAGCATTATGAATGAACAAAAACAACTACTCTGTACATTTTCAAATAGTTCACAATATACCGAGGTCATAAAAGAAATATCGAACCAATATAATTTGATTGATAACAAGATCTTTATATTTGCAAATGAAAATAATTTGCGGGAATTGTATTTAACATTTAACGTAGAAAAACGTGATCAAATTAATCGTTATAAAGGCACCATAAGTATTCATAGAAAAAAACAAACAAATACATTGTATACTCTTAATGCAATGAATAAGTTAATCGCTGACGAAAACAACGGCGTATTTGATAAAAGCTTTCAATTAAATTGGGAACTATATAAAAATAGCATCATACTAACCAATGATATTGGAGTAAAAATAGTTCCATTAAAGTTGTTTTCTATCCAAGAAATTTGATATATATTTTTGACTTGATTTCAGTCGATACATAGTGTAGACTGATTTTAGGTTGGTTATATGACGAGTCGAGTGATTCGTTAAAATAATTAACAATTAAACACTTAAATAATTAAATAAATTATGGCATTAGATATTAGTAAGCTAAAGAGCCGTTTGAACTCTCTTTCAAACACAAATCAAAAATCCAACTTGATTTGGAAGCCAAAGCCCGGCAAGCAAGTAGTTCGTATCGTTCCATATAAGTACGAACCAGATAATCCGTTCATCGAACTAAAGTTCCATTATAACATCAACAACAAGACTTATCTATCTCCTGATAGTTTTGGTCGTCCAGATCCAATCGTTGAGTTTAGCAACCGTTTGAAGAAGACTGGTTCTAAGGAAGATTGGCAGATGGGTCGTAAGATGGAACCAAAGATGCGTACATTTGCTCCTGTAATTGTGCGTGGCGAGGAACACGAAGGAGTTAAGTTCTGGGGATTTGGTAAGCAAGTTTATCAAGAACTTCTATCAATCATCAGTGATCCTGACTTCGGTGATATTACCGATCTAACAAGTGGTCGTGATATCGTTGTAGAATTCAAGACTGCTGAAGGCGGAGCTAGTTTCCCAGAAACCAGTATTCGTGTTAAGCCAAATGTTAGTGTTGCTGTTGATCCAAAGAACTCACAGTTGCTTGAGGCACTAAAGTCACAAGTTAATATCTTGGATCTATTCCCAGAACTATCCTATGAAGAACTCAAGGAAGTTATGGATAAGTGGTTAAATCCTGACACAGAATCATCAGATACGTCAGTTCCAACTACCACAGCTGCAACTTCTGCTGCTGATGATGATGAAGCTCCATTTGCTACACCAGCTACACCAACAAAGGCTGCTTCCACACCAGCCTCACCAACTGCTGCTAAAGCAAAAGGTAAGGATAGTGTAGAACAAGCATTTGATGACTTGTTTAACTCCTAAAAAATAAAAATAAGCCGGTGGAGTTTTTATACCCCACCGGCTTTCTAGTTATATTCGTATGGCAAAAAAGAACGTTACAAAAGAGTCTGGACAACGAGACGAATTAGTTGAGTTGTTAGCAAATGAACTAAACAAAGCAAATAAAGACGGTGGCAAGATTGCTTATTTCCTAGATGAACAAGAAAACCCAGCGGAAATTAGCGATTGGATTAGTACAGGTTCTTCTATTCTGGATCTAGCAATTAGTAACCGTCCTCACGGAGGTTTGCCTGTTGGTAAGATGATTGAATTCAACGGATTGGAAGGAACCGGTAAAAGTCTAGTTTCTGCACACGTTGTTGCTGACACTCAAAGAAAAGGTGGAGTTGCGGTAGTAATTGATACTGAAAACGCAGCTGCACCTGAATTCTGGAAGAGTTTAGGAGTGGATCTATCTAAGCTATTATATGTTCAATGTGAAACCGTTGAAGATATTTTTGCTCAGATGGAGAAGATGATCGCAATTGTTCGTAAGAGCAACAAAGATCGTATTCTAACAATCATTGTTGATTCTGTAGCAGCAGCATCAACAAAGGCAGAACTTGAGAGTGATCATGGTAAAGATGGGTATGCTACTGGTAAATCAATTATTATCAGTAAAGCAATGCGTAAAATTACTACTATGATTGGTCGTCAAAAGGTTCTTACTGTATTCACTAACCAAAGGGGTGAGGAAATCATCGGCAATGAGTGTAAGGCTGTTGTTGTGAAGAACCGTATGGGACCGCCGCAACGTCAAGCAAATTTCGATATCTATTTTGATAGCGGTATTGCTGACTATGGTAGTTGGGTTAAAGTTCTAAAAGAACAAGGTCTAATTAAACAAGGTGGTGCTTATTACACATACAAGAAGGACAATGGATCAGAATGGAAGTTTCAATCCAAAGACTTTGTAACCACAATGCAGACTGACAAAGAATTGGGTGAAGAAATTTACTTGAAGATTTGTGATGCTGTAATTATGAAGTACAAAGATCCTAATAGTCAAATCGTTGAGGATGCTGTAGTAGATACAGAAGAAGAGACTGCTGGCAACGAATAACAATATGAGTGGATTCAGTTCATCTGAAAAGAAAAAACTGTTCTCCTTGTTTGAAAACATCAAGGAGGGTGTTGGAAATGAAGGACTTAAAAAGTCTACCAATTCTGACATCCTCCTTGTTGATGGCCTTAATACTTACATTAGAAGTTTTATGGCCATTCCTTCACTCAATGAAGATGGACTACATACTGGTGGTATTGCTGGATTTTTAAAGAGTATTGGATATGCAATTAAATTGCTTTCTCCTACCCGAGTTATTATTGTATTTGATGGTAAGGGTGGTAGCCAAAAACGCAGAAAGATTTATCCAGATTACAAAAATGGTAGAAAGACAGATATTAAACTTAATCGTAATTATGAAGAATTATCTTCTTCACAAATTGAATCGGTTAATTTTAAGAAAGAATTGATTCGTACTGTAAATTATTTAGATACATTGAGTAATGGAAGGTGATGTAAGTGATAATATTCCGGGATTAGATGGCGTTGGATTGAAAAGAGTTGTTAAAGCATTTCCTTTTCTTGCTAACGAAGATCAATCGTGTTTGCAGCGGATATACAATTATTCAGAAAATTACAAGAATAAATATAAGATTTATGAAACTGTATTAGACAATAAGTTATTACTCGCGCGTAATTATGAATTGATGCAGTTACATAATACACAAATTCAATCTTTTACACAACTTCGTGTAGAAGAGATTATCAATACTCCTGTCAAGAAGATTGATAAAATTAGTTTCTCTAAACTAATTACAGAAGACAAAATGTGGAATAATATCCCCAATTATCACATTTGGTTAAATGAGTGCTTTGGCAAATTAAATAGTTTTGTAGAATAAAAAATGTCGGTAAATAAAAGTTGAGTAACACTAAATTCAGTGGTATAGTTGTTTTATGGAAAATAAAAAAGTAATTGATTCATTAATTAAATATGGTCGGGATTTTCAACTCAAGTGTATTTCATGCTTGATATCAGATCGTTCGTTTATCGAACGTATTAACGATATTATTGAAGTTGACTTCTTTGAAAGTGATGCAAATAAATGGATCCTTAAGGAAAGTCTAGCATACTTTAATGAGTATAAAGATCTACCAACCTTGACAGTATTCAAGATTAAAATTGACAGTGTATCCGATGATGTTCTTAAGAAGAGCATTGTAGATAATCTAAAACTCATTTATCAAAAGGTAAATGACAATGATCTAAAGTTCGTAAAGGAACAGTTCCTAGAGTTTTGTAAAAATCAAAAGTTGAAGAACGCTATTATTGAAAGTGCAGATCTACTTGAAATCGGTCAATATGATAAGATTAAACATGTTGTAGATCAAGCTATGAAGGCCGGTATGGAACGTAATATCGGACATGATTATACTGAAGACGTTGAAAAACGAATGAGTGTAATGAGTCGTAATTGTGTTAAGACCAATTGGACTGAGGTCGATACAATCATGGATGGCGGTCTTGCTGGTGGTGAATTGGGTATTATTACGGCGTGTGCTGGTAGTGGTAAGAGCTGGGTATTATCCAAGTTGGGTGCTGAAGCAATGAAGCAAGGTAAAAATGTAGTTCACTTCACACTTGAATTGAACGAAAACTACGTAGGTCTACGTTACGATGCGTGTTTTACTGGAATTGATTTCCAAAACATCCGTAATAATGTGGATATCGTTCGACAGAAGATTGCTGATGTACCGGGTAAGCTAGTAATCAAGTACTTTCCAATTAAAACAGTTAGTGCTTATAGTCTAAAATCACATTGTGAAAGATTGGCAGTATTGGGTACCAAGGTTGACATGATTATTGTTGACTATGCTGATATTCTACGTCCATCACAGAGTGAACGTAACAGTAACAGTTATAGTGAAGCTGGTGGTATTTATGAAGAACTACGTGGTGTAGCTGGCGAACTACAAGTTCCAATTTGGAGTGCTTCACAAAGTAATCGTGCTGCTATGGATGAAGATATTATTCAGGCTAACAACATTGCTGATAGTTATCGTAAGATTATGACTGCTGACTTTGTTATGAGTCTAAGTCGTAAAGTTAACGATAAACAAGCGAATACTGCACGATTCCACGTAATTAAGAATCGTTTCGGACCAGATGGTTTAACTTTCCCAAGTAAAATGAATGCTGGTTGTGGACAAATCGAAATTTATAGCGAGAATTCCAAGGAGGGTATGGGTATTCTTAATGAGATGATGGACGGTGAAAATCAAGTTAAGAAGGCATTAAAGTCTAAGTGGAATGTTCACAATAACGACGACGACGAATAATTTATAGTATGTAACAAACAAAAAACGCACAAATAAATTATTAAAAAAGTTATAATCTAAACACAAAAAGAACTATCCAAAAGATAGTTATTTTTTACCCATATGAATAAAGAAATTTTTATAAAGAAACGAAATGGTAACACTGAAAAGTTCAACGCAGATAAAATCAATAAGATTTTACAATGGGCTACAGAAGACGTAAAAGGTGTTGGTTTTGAAGAAGTAGCAATGAATGCACATTTGTCATTCTTTGATGGAATGACATCCAAGGACATTCACGCAATGTTAATTGAAGCTTCTGCAAATCTTATTACAGAAGAAAAGCCTAATTATCAATTTGTAGCGTCTCGTTTGTTGAATTATCAATTGAGAAAGAATGTTTGGGGTGGCAAAAATCCTCCTAAACTACATGATCTAGTTAAAACTAATATTGATGCATTGGTCTATGACTCATCTATTCTTGATTGGTATAGTAAACAAGAGTTTGATAAGCTAGATGAATATCTAAAGCATGATCGTGATTTTAATTTCACGTATGCCGGTATCAAACAGTTGTGTGATAAGTACTTGGTACAAAACAGAGTTACTAAAGTAATTTATGAAACACCACAGTTTGCTTATATGCTTATCGCAATGACCTTCTTTAAGGACTATAAAGAGAACCGTCTTGAATACGTAAAGAAAGCTTACAACTACTTTAGTAAACATAAGATTAATCTACCCACACCAATTATGGCTGGAGTAAGAACTCCAATGAAGAGTTATGCTAGTTGTTCACTATTCACAGTAGATGATGATCTACGTAGTATTTTCAGTAACAACAGTGCAGTTGGTTTTGCTACTGCAAGTCGTTATGGTATCGGATTGAATCTATCAAGGCTACGTGCTACCAATGCTCCTATTCGTAATGGTGAAGTAGTACATACAGGTCCAATTCCATTTGCTAAAGCATTTGAATCTACTGTAAAGAGCTGCCATCAAAATGGTATTCGTGGTGGTAGTGCAACTGTAAACTTCGCTTGGTTCCATTATGATATTCTAGACATTCTTGTATTAAAGAACAATCAAGGTACTGATGATAATCGTGTTCGTAAACTAGATTATTGTGTGGGGTTAGATAAACTAATCTTTGAACGTTTCTTGAAGAATCAAGATGTAACATTGTTTAGCTATCACGAATGTCCAAG